GGTGCCGAGGCTCCGGCCACGGCCAGCGAAGCCGGCGTGCTGGGCTGGGTCAAGGGCTGATAGCGGGGACGGCCAGGACGGCTGCTCGACGCGCAAGGACGCGCACCCGCTCCTTACAACAGGAGCAAAGCGTGCTACTTCGCATCGGGAGCGTAGAGGCGGACATCCGAGTCGCGGCGGTGATGAGCACCCCGCGACTCGGGTTCACCGACAACTACTTCTGCGTCATGTCGGCCCTGGCCCCTCACGGCATCTCGCCCACGAAGGTGACGGGTGCGTTCTGGGGGCAGTGCCTCCAGCGGGCGATGGAGACCGTCGTGGACGACCACGACGTGATCCTGACGATCGACTACGACACCGTCTTCAACTCGAAGACCGTCGAGGCGCTCGTCACGCTCCTCATGCACTCTGGATACGACGCCATTGCCCCGCTTCAGACCAAGCGGGAGGCGAACGCGGTCATGTTCGCCCTGAAGGGCGAAAGCGTGGAGGAAAGGACGACCGTCGATGGCTCGTTCTTCGACAGGGTCGTTCAGCCGGTGGCGACGGCTCACTTCGGCCTGACGCTCCTGCGAACGTCGGCGCTCAAGCGGATGGCAAAGCCCTGGTTCGTGTCGCAGCCCAACGAAAAGGGCATGTTCGACGGGGGCCATGTCGACGAGGACATCTACTTCTGGAAGCAGTGGGAGAAGGCTGGGAACTCGCTGGGCATCGCTACGAACGTCAGCGTCGGCCACGCCGAGCTAATGATCACATGGCCCTCCAGAACAGACCCGAGCGGCAAAGTGCAGCAGCACACGACCGACTACTGGAACAGCGGCCGGAAGGCGTGCGAAGGGGCGTGGGGGCAGGTCTCGTGAAGATTCGAGTGCTTCAGAACTTCAACGTCTACGAAGCCGGCCAGGTGTTCGACGACTGGCCGGGCGGCATGTGCGAGATTTTGATTGGACGCGGGTTGATCGAGGAGGTCAGTTCGCCGGCCGTCGAGACGGCTGATGAACAGCACAGCGTCGAAAAGGCCGAAGCCTCGCCCAGGCTCTCCCGAAAGAAGGTGAAGTGACATGGACACGATCATCTTCGGAACGCCGCAGCCGCCAACGTCCCGCATCACGCCGCATCGCAGCCTGGTTCGCGTCACGCAACCCGCGCTCGAGCCTGTCAGCCTGGCCGAGGCCAAGGTGCAGTGCCGCGTGGACACCGAAGACTCCGACGCCTACATCCAGGGCTTGATCGCGGTGGCTCGGCAGTACGTCGAGGACACGCTGGACATCACGCTTCTGACCAGCGTCTGGGAGGCCCGCTACGACATCTTCCCGATCTGGGCGATCACGCTGCCTCGGCCGCCGATGGCTGCCGGAAACGTCACCGTGACCTACCGCCGCGGCGACGGCACCAACGGCACGCTCACGAGCGCGAACGGCGACTTCCAGGTCGATTCCAACATAATCCCCGGCCGCATCTACCCGAACTATGCCCAGTCGTGGCCGGCGACCCGAGGCGACGAGAACAGCGTCACGGTGAGGTACAGCGCCGGCTACGGCGACGACGTGAGGGCGTGTCCTCCGGTGGCCCGCCATCTGGTCTCGCTCCTCGTGGCCCACTGGTTCGACATGCGGCAGCCCGTGGTCTCGGGGAACATCACCGAGGTGCCGGCGACGTTCCACACCCTTTTGAGTGCCTCTGGCCTGGGGATTTATCGATGAGCACGAAGGCACGAATCGACGTTGACGTTGTCTATCAGGAGGGCGATGCCACGACCATCACGGTCGGCTCGCTGTCTGAGCACTTCATGCCTGCGATCACGACGGCGCAGCAGATCACCGGCACCGTCGGCACGACGGCCGTGCAGATCGTCGGATCGCCGCCGCTCTCGACCCTGGCGGTCAAGAACACAGGCGCAGGAGTCCTCCGGCTGGCGGGGGCCGTGGACGTGACGGCAGGTCGACTCGCCGTCCTGCCGGTGACCGCGACGATCACGGTGTCGGCCCCGGGCGGCAGCGGCACCTACTCTGCGATCTGGGTGGGGTAATGATCGTTTCCGGCCGGCTTCGCGAGCGGGTGACCATCCTCAAGCCGGTCGAGGAGCAGAACCCGTTCGGAGAGACGACGCTTTCTTGGGTGAGCCTGAGCGACGTGTGGGCCAGCGTCACGAATCTCTCGGCCTCGGACTACTTCTCAGCCCAGCAGGCCGGCACGCTCGCCTCGCACAGAGTGACGATTCGTTTTTTTCCGGGGATGAGTCCGACGTACCGCCTCGTCTGGCGAGGAAGGACGCTGGATATCGTCAGTGTCAACGAACGCGAGAGTCGGTCTCTGCACGAGATTATCGCCAAGGAAGAGGTGGCCTGATGCTCACGCAAGGCGAAGGCGCAGCACGCATCCAGGGCGGGCAGCCCTCGAACACGATCGCCGAGGGTTTCATCACCCTCCAGACAGCCGGCATCCGCGAGCTTGCGAAGGAGCTTGAGGATCGTGCCAAGCGGTTCGGTCGGATGGCCCAGTTCCGTCCGATCGTAATGAAGGGCGCGAAGATCATCGCCGAAGGCTACGCCATGCGGGCCGGCAACGTGACCGGCAACCTGGCGAAGTCGGTGAAGGTCAAAGTCCGGGAGTACGGCCAGGCTACGGTCGCGGTCGTCGGGCCGCTCCAGACCGGCAGCAAAGGTGCCACCGAGAGGGAGGGGTCGGGCAACGCGGCGTGGATCGTCGAGTTCGGCACGGGCCGCCGCCGGCCGGGCACACAGGGCCGGCGGACGTACTTGAACGTCCACCAGGCGATCAACGGGAAGATGACCAGGCGGTCCACTGCGAACAACGTGCAGTTCGCCAACATGTCGCGCGGGTACTACTTCCTTATGGGGTCGAAAAACGAGCCGACCAGGCAAGCCAGGGCCGGCTCTGGGTATCCGCATGATTTCGGGTACTCCGGCGGCCGGCAGCACCCGATCACGTTGCGGCCAGGAGAGACCTACGGGGCGATGCCAGCCCGGCACCCCATGGAACGGACGATCAACGCCGAGCAGCAGCGGGTGTTCAACACGCTCAGGTTCGCCCTTGAGAAAGAGATCGAGAAGCTCAAGTGATCCAGCCGTCCAATCCAGAAAAGCACGTTTTTCTGCGGCTCGTGACGACGCCAGGGGTCGCCCGCCTGATCGGATTCCAGGTCTACCCCCTGGCGGTGCCGAAAAACGCCGCCTTGCCGTTTGTGGTCTACAAGCGGAACAACATCACCCGCGAGTCATCGCTGGTCGGCCCCCTGAACGTCCCGATCGTTCATCTGCAACTGGCCTGCTGGGGGCTCACCTACGAGGCTTCCCGCGACTTGGCGGACGAGGTGCGGCTTGCTCTCGATGGACGCACCGGCACCCTCTGCGGGGTTACAATAAGTGATATGAGGCTCGTGTCGGAGACGGATGATTATCTGGACCCGACCGGCCTGGGCGTTCAGTTGCCGCCCGCTTACGAAGTTCGACAGCTTTACCATATTCGGTGGCAAGAGGCTACCGGGTAGCACTACTCGCGCAAGGAGGCGCAACCAATGGCCGGCGTCGCAGCAATGGGCATCTCGGTGACCTACGCAGGGGTCACCCTCACCGCCACGTCCTTCAATGTCAACGACACCATCGACAACGCCGACGGCTCGCACCTGGGCATCGCGGCCGGCGGTCGCCGCGAGTACGTCCCGACGTTCGTGCAGCGTGAAGTCACTTGTGACTACATCTCGCTCACGAACATCACGGTCCAGACGGCTGCAATCTCGATCGCCGGCCCCAGCGGCCTCAGCTACAGCGGCAACGCGACGCTCCAGTCGAGCACCGTTGGCGGCACCGTTGGCGATCTCATCAAGGGCAGTGCGACCTGGCGGGTGGCCTGACCTGAGCGGAGGTGACCCGTCATGGCCGGAGTCACCGCGCACGGCGGCACCTTCTCGTTCGGTGGATTCTCTGCGGCCGTGGTCGGCGTCTCAGTCGAGACGCCGACCGCGGAGATCGCCGATATGTCTGGGATTCAGCACACATCTTCCCAGATTGTCCTGGTCCCGACGGGCTCGTGGTCCGGTGGCTCAGTCACCGTCGACTACCTCCGCAGCCCGCTCACTGCCGACCCCGTCTCGCTCGTTCGGAGCGTCGGGTGGCTCTCGTTCTCTTCCGCCGGCTTTGCGGTTCGGCGGCGGGTCATTCTCGAATCTGCATCTTCTGAAGCCAGGGCTGGCGAGCTAGTGCGAGGCACGCTTCGTTTCAGGACGACTGACCACATGGGTGTCTGAGGAGTTTTCTTGCGATGATTCTTGACAAAGCAACAATTCTGGCGGCGATCAACGCTGCCTCTGATATCAAGACCGAGAAGGTCAGCGTCCCCGAGTGGAAGACGGACGTGTACCTGAAGGTCTTGAGCGGCACCGAGCGCGATCAGTTCGAGGCCGGGTACACCGACCAGAGGATGCAGAACTTCCGCGTCCGATTCCTGGTGCTGACGCTCTGCGACCAGGAGGGGGAGCGCCTCTTCGACGACGAGCAGATCGCCCTCCTGGGAAAGCGGTCGAGCCTGGTGATCGCGAGGCTCTTCGAGCAGGCGTGGAAGATCAACATGCTTTCGCAGGAGGCCGCGGATGAAGCGGGGGAATCTTCCGGCGGCGGCCTGAAAAACGCTTCCACCACCGACTCGCCCTCTGCCTAGGGATGAGCGTCAAGAGACTTCTCAAGGAGGTTGATTCAGAAGAAATGACCATGTGGCAGGCATACGACCAGCGATGGCCGTTGCCTGACTCCTGGGCAGAGACGGCGAGGATATGCCGGATCGTCATGTGCGCCTCGGGGAATTACCGCAAGCACGACATCCCCGACGAGACGGCGTTCATGCCGATTGTGGTCAAGCCTGAGCAGACGCAGCAGCAGATTGTAAACGAGTTTATGAAGTTGAAGGCACCGCCTCAAGGATGAGACGATGAGCTATCTCGGCAAGATTTCTGCCCTGGTGACGGTGAACACCGGGGACTTCGCGCCGAAGCTCAACGCTGCCGCTGGCACTGTCCGCAGCTTTGCGAAGACGGTGCAGGCCGAGATCGGCTCATCGATGCGGCAGACGAACGCCGCCCTTCAGTCGATGTACACGCCGCTCCAGCGGTTCGAGCGGTCGCTCCAGGCCGCCGCGGCGACAAAGCTCCAGTTCGCCGGGTTCAAGGGCGCGATTCGTTCGGTCGAAGAGCTTCAGCAGAGGATGGCGAAGGGGCTGAACGACCGCCAGGTGTCCGTCATCCTGAAGACCACTGGCATGGCGAATATCAAGGCTTTTGAGACGGCCATCCAGGGCTTGGACTCGAAGTCTGTCGACGTGATCGCCCGCGTCGGGGGGCTTGACAAGCTGCAAGAGCTTCGCCGGAAGATGGTGGAGGAGGCCGGGGCGATCGAGCTTGATGTTCGTGTCTCCGACGCGAAGGCCAGGGTTCAGGAACTCCGCAAGGAGCTTGAGGCGGCCAAGACGGCGCTCGACGCCGGCGGCGAGTCGATCGTCGTCAAGGTGGATGCGGAAGCGGTTTCGCAACTTGAGTCGAAGCTGACGAAGGCATCGACAGAGCTAGACAAACTGCTTGCGAAGGGCACCCGCAAGTTTGGCATCGCGGGCCTCGACGAAGCGAAGGCAAAGCTGGATTCGCTGCTAGAAGATCAGCGGGCTCTGACTGAGACATCGGTGCGGCAGAGCGTGCCGCAAGGGCGTAGGCAGCAAGCTGACCGCGATGCCGTCGCATTGAATGAGCCGATCTCGCAGCTTCAGGTGTACGTTTCGCAGTTGGAGAAGGCAGCGGGGAGGGCGGAGCGGATCAAGGCGGCCCTCGAGACAGCCCGCGCCGGCGGCCCCGCCGCCGATGTCGAGCGACTGACGATCGCACTGGCCGATGAGGAGCGTGCCCTCGACCGGATACAGAAGAAGTTCACGAAGACAGTCGGCGTTGACGCCACCACGGGGCTGGACGTTCGGCAGATCGACGCCGCAATTCCCGCTGCCAACGCCCTCGGCATCAGCGTCGACAAGGTGCAGAAGGCGATCGACGCCATCAGCGAGTCCGACCTCCAGGTCGTAGTTGCCGGCATGCGGCAGACCAGAAGCGTGGCCGAGGAGATCGCGAAGCCGCTGGGGCGGGCGGCCGAGCAGATCGCCTCCATGTCAGCCGAGGTAGCTGGTCAGTTCCTGCCGGCAATGGTGCGAGCCCAGGCAGCGGCGAAGGCGCTGGAGGCGGCGATCGAGTCCGGCGAGGTGTCCGCCAGCGACATCGCGAGGCAGTTCGGCAACGCCCGCGAGCAGGTCGAGCGGACGACAAACGCAGCCAACAGGCTCTACGAAGCCTACTCGAAGCTGTCGAGCCTGAAGACCGGCACCGAGCTACAGTTCTCGGCCCCCGGCTTGAGCGGCGCGCTGGACAGGAGTGCTCGCGTCGGGAACGCCGCCGCGGCGCTGCCTGCATCGGCCGTCCAGGGCAACTCTGGGATCGCCGCCGGCCTGGTTGAGATCAACAACCTCTCAAAGCAGGCAGTGATGCAGTTCTCGTGGCTCCAGCGGCTGACGGCCGAGGGGCTCCCGACGGCAAACGCTCAGAAGAACCTGGACGCCGTCATCGAGCGACTGAACGTGGCGAACGCCTCGATGGAGCAGCTTGTCGCCCAGGAGGGCGGCGGCCGGGCCCAGAACATCCAAGCGTATCTCCAAGACCTTGAAAGACGCAGGCAGGGTACCGAACGGGCCGCCGAGGCACAGCGTCGCCTGAACGCAGAGATGTCCGAGGCCGAACGTCGTCAGGGCGTGGCTTTCGTCATCACGGGCCGCCCCCAGAACATGGAGCAGGCTCGAGGTCGGCTCTCGGCCCAGGAGTCCAAGATCGGCGGACTCGACAGGGCTCGGCGTCAGAACTTCGCCGGCTTGCTCGACAGGGCATCGCTCGCCAGGGACAGGGGCGATCTGGAGTCCCTCCAGAATGCAATCCAGGAGATCGACGCGGAGCTTGCGCGTTTTCGCGAGTACGACCTTCGCACTGACCGGGCCACGGCCGAGGCCAAGCGATTGCGGTCTACCCTTGAGAGCATCTCTTCGATCATCGCCCGCCCCTCAATGGATCAGCTTCGCGACTCCGCCCGCACCGCCGCAGAGGAGGTCAAGAAAGTCGCCGACGCCGCCGAGCGAGCGCGGCTTCAGGCACGCCTTGCGAACGCCGCCCCCGGCATCGCGAGGATCGCCGACCTGCCGGAAGACCAGCGGGACGCGGCAGCCCAGAGTTCGCGAGACGAAGTGGAGGAGGTGCGGCGGGACGCCGAGCGGCAGAACGAAATTGATGCCGATCGGCGGCGGCGGGCGAAGGCCGCGTCACGGCTTTTGGTGGTCAATCAGTCCGAGTCTGGCCTCATGGCGAACGAGGGTGCCGCCACCCGTCTCGGTCCCAATGCACTCTCCGACGCCTTCGCCCGCCAGATGCGAGGGCAACTCGGCCCCGCCTTGGACGACCCGCAGCGTGGGCTCGGCCAGCTTCGCGGCTCGATCACGAGCATCAAGTCGAGCCTGGACTCGCTGCCCTTGTCCGTCCGCCAGCACTTCCTGCCGGCGATCACGGCGGCAGAGCAGGAGTTCATGCGGCTGAATTCCCGCGGTATCAGAGTCACGGCCGAGGAAATCGAGAATGCCGCCAACAACATGCGAGTCCTCGAAGCCGCCACGCGGCGGGCCTCGCAGGCGGCGGCATTCCAGGACCGCCTCGGGGGCAGAAGCGGGCAGGAGTTTGAACTCAACCTTCAAGGCCGCTCACTCGCCGGATATCAAGCCCAGCTTGAGATTCTCCAGCGAACGCTCGGGCGGGTGGGCACTGAAGCTCGCGGGCCTGCGGCGCAGTCTTTCTTGGCGCTGCAAAGCTACATCTCTCGCGCGTTTGAACAGGGCACTCTTGACGCCCAGGAGACGCGAACAGAAATCGCCAGGCTGACCCAGGATGCCGTGCAGGCAACCGCGCGGGTCGCGGGCGTCAGTGCGAGAGGTCTTGGCCGTGACGTGCAGCGGGCAGGCGACATCGGGCGGGGAGGTTTTGATAAGTTCAGCCTCGCGCTCAACCAAGCCGCGTTCGCAGTCGACGACTTCATGTCGAGCACTGGCGGCATTGAGTTCAAGCTTCGTGCCATTAGCAACAACATCACTCAGCTTGCATTCGTCCTCGGAGGGACGACTGGCCTCTTCATCGGCCTCGGTGCCGTCATCGCCGGACAGGCGGCCGTCGGCCTTCTGAAGTGGCTCAACAACGGGCGGTCTGCCGAGGATCAAACCAAGGCACTCAACGATGCCCTGTCTCGGCAGAGGGGGCTCGTTGAGGAGTTGGCTCAAGCATACAAGTCGCTCGGCGATGAGATTCGTCGCGGCACGCTTTCCGGCCCAGGTCAAGCCGGCGCGGAAATGGGGCGGCAGATTTCTGAGATTCGTCGCAAGCAAGGCGAAACGTCTACGTCAAAGATCGCAGGCGCGAGCGTCGTGGTTGCCGGCATGCAGGCCGACCGCGTCCGCCTGACGAAACAGCTTGAAGGCGAGACGGATGTAGGTCTCAGGATCGCATTGAGCCGCCAGATCGCGGAGATCAACCGCAACGAGCGTGCCTATGGCAGGAGACTCATGGCGATGGGGCAGCCCAACGCAGAGGACGTAAACTCCGCCATCCAGCGAAGGGCAGGCCAACTTGATCGACTGGAGCCAGACAGGATCACCAGGACGGCGATGCCGGCGATCCTTCGTCGCGAGGCTGCTGGCGTTGTCGCGGGCGGCGACGCGAACGCCGTTATGTCCCAGATAACGGCCCTCAACAACTCAATCGAGTCGCTAAAGGGCGTTGGCAACGAGAGAGCCTTTGGTCTCTTCAGGACGCCTACGGCTCGCGTCGCAGACGCCGCCATCCAAGAGTTCCAGGTCATGGTAGAGCGATATCAGGTCGCCCTGGACAAGGCGATCGGCGATGGCGTCATCGATACGTTTTCGCGTCTCCAGGCGGCATCGAACTCCGTTCGTAGGGCTCAGGAGGACGCTGCGGACGCCATTCGCCGCGGCGTCCCGGCGGCGGCAAACTTCGCTGCGGAGCTTGACGCCGTCTCGGCGGAAATGGACATGGCCGTCTCTAGGCTAGAGGCGGCTCAGGCTGCGCCAGAAGACGGCATCGAGACCCCGGAGCAGATGCAGGCTCGAACAAACTCCCTCAATGCCGCCCGCGAGCAAGTCGCTGCCGTTGAAGCTCGCCGCGATGGGATTGAGAGTCGAGCCCGCGACATTCGGCTGGGACGCGGCTTCGGCGGCGAGAGGCTGACAAACGCAATTTCTGCGGTCCAGGGAAATGATCGACTCGGAAACCAGCAGTCTGGAATCGCCGCTCAGGCGAGAGGAGCCGCAGACGCTGAACTGGTCGCCAGGGCGAGATTTGCCGACGCCGCCCAGAAAGAGGCGGCCGCCCGAAAGCAGGCCGCAGACGCCGCGATCGCAGTGGAGAAGGCGAAGACCGAGGAAGATCGCGCCGCTGCCCAAAAGGTGCTGAAAAGGGCACAGGCCGACGTAGCGGCAAGGTCTGCATCGCAGCAGAAGGCCGCCGCGGACCTGGAGGCCGCCCAAAAAGCCTCCGACCTGGCCGCCTCCATCCTGGAGTTCGCCCTCTCCGTCGAGCAGGCCATCTCCCGCATCCGCAAGATCGGCGACGCGGCGATCCAAACGTCCGAGCGAGGTGCCGACTCGGCCCAGCAAGCGTACCAGGACAATCCGTTCCGCGCCGGGGCGATGGAGTCCAGGGACGCTGCGGAGCGACGGCTCATCGAAGACCGTGCGGTCGTCGAGCGGGCCCAGAACGCCGTCAGCCGGGCCCGAGACGAGGCGATGGCAACGCCGGAGATGCAGCAACTCAGGCAGGAGCGAGAGACCCTGGAGTCCAGCATCAAGGACCGCGAGGCGGCCGTCGCGCAGGGCACTAACCAGCCGCAGGACGCCCGGGCTCTAGAGGCAGAGCGTAACAGGCTCGTCGAGATTCAGCGGCAGGAAGAGCAGGCGATGCAGCAGGCGACTGCCGCACGCCGCAAAGAACTGGACGCCATCAATTCAAACATCGCCGCTCGGGAGAAGGAGCTGGAAAGGTCTCGCCAGCGCGACGCCGAAGACCCGACGACTAACCGGCAGCGACGACGCATCGACGCAGCGATGTCCACGGCCGAGCAGCGGGCCGACGAGGCGCAGCAGAGGTACATGGCGAATCCAACGGAAGAGAACCGGCTCAGGCGAAACGGCGCGGAAGCCGACCTTCGATCGAGTCGAGCGGAGTCGCAGAAGCTTCAAGATGACCTTGATCGCAGAAGGCAGGAGATTGAGCAAAACAACCCGCAACTGCGGGCCGCCCGCGAAGAAGCCGCTGCCGCCGCAAGGGAGCGAGCTAGCATCCGCGAAACGGCGGAGAAGGAGGGCCGCGGCCTGACGGAAGACGACAGGAAAAACATCGCCGCACTGGACGCAAAGGAGGCCGACGCGAGAGCGCGAGCCGAAGCCGAAGTCGCCCGAGGGACGCGGGATCAGCAGTTCGCCGTCGACAGGTTCAATCGCCTGCAAGTGCGGAGAGTTCAGGCCGACCGCGGGCGGCTCCTCGGCATGACAGAGCGCGATCGCTTTCGCGAAGAGTTCCAGCTAGGCGCTGGTGCCGACATTCGTGCCGAGGCGGCGAGGCTCACTTATCTGAGGGACGTACGAGGAGTCAAGACGGCCGACCCGCAAGCCTTCATGGGCCGCGCCATCGCCGAGCAGGCGAAGACCGTCGCCCCCATGCTCGAAGAGTTCCGCATGGAACGCGAGACGGCGATGCTCCAGGGGCCGTCCAGGGCCGCCCTGCAAGTTTCCGACGTGACGACGACTCAGGGCCAGGCGGAACTGAACAGGCTCCTGCGTGGCGATGACTCCGCGAAGGACGTGAACCTGGCGGAACTTCGCGAGCAGTCGGCGAAGCTCCAGATTCTCATCGATGTCATTAGGAACAACCCGCTGCCGGTCTGGGAGGCAGGCTGATGCCGAAGTACATCACACAACTGGCGCAGGGCAACTCCTTCTCGCAGACCGCGGAGAACGGCCAGGGGGCATTCTCCGCGACCCGGGTGTGGAAGGTCATTCTCAACACGCCAAACGAGTCGCTCGACATCAACGCCGCCACCGGCGTCAACATCGGCACTCCGTACTCGAACGCCAACCCGATCCCGTGCGTGAGCATCGAGGGGCGCGCCGACGGAGAGAGTCGCCTGGTCAGGATCATCACGGCGACGTACCGGGCGACGCCGGGTTCCGATTTGTCGAAAGACCCGAAGACGGTCGAGCCCACACTGCGGCCGGCGCTCTACTCCATGAGCACGACGCTCTCGGAGGTCACGGCGTGGGGCGGCCGGGTGGTTACAAACGGCTCGTCGGGCCCGTGGGTGCCGGCGTCGAATCCGGTCGGAGATTTGATCGACGGCATCACGCGACTGGAGCCGATCGTCACGATCAGCATCGATCAATACTCCTATACCGACCAGAGCGCCATCCTGGGCTACATCGGATACGTCAACAGCGACTCCTTTAACTTCAGCAGCCTCTCGGTTGGCGTTCACTGCTGCATGCTTCAGGGCGTCACGTCGAACCCGGTGGTCGAGCAGTTCGGGCAAAGCACCTTCCGCGGCTTCAAAGTGTCATTCACCTTCGGCGTTCGGGCGCACTATACGGCCACCCGTGACGGCCCGCAGGCTGTCGGCTGGGACTTGGCGATCCCGCAGACTGGGTTCAATATCAAGAATGAGGGCACGACCAGAAGCGACGTTGACAAGAGGGCACTGGTTCTCCAGCACCGCGACCTGAAGGTGTCTGTTATCGGTGCCAACAACGCCGTCGTGCTGGCGGATGGAACGATCGGCGAAAAAGTCCGAGCCATGGTCACCATCCCTGCCGGAGACGGAGGCTTCTGCCAGCGCCCGGCGTCTCAGCCCGTCGCACTGAACGACGACGGCACGCCGCGGTCGCCGACAGCAAACCCGCCGGTGCTGATCAACCGCGTCTGCCTCCAGCCCGAGATGGCGTTCGGCAACAACTTCTCGAACTTCGGCATCCGCTGGATCGGGTGACGCATGGCGAACACACAGGGCGCTGGCCTGCTGGGACAGGACTTCGCGCAGCAAATCAAGCGGACGATCGCCCGCGTGGATGCCTCGCCGTTTGGCGGAGACATCACCAGGATTCCGACGGACTTGAGCGGGGACACGACCTACGTCCCAAAGACCTTCCGCGTCTGCACCTTCACGGGCTCGTGGGCAATCAATGCCGAGAAGACCGTCACGTTTCGCGGGGTCACGACGACGCCGAATACGGTGAGCGCAGTAAACTTATTTACGGAGTTCACGCAGACCACTGCAACAGTGGATTGCGCGATCGCAAAGGACGGCACGGCGTGGTACTTGATTGCGCCAACTGGCGTCGACAAGA